AAAAACTTTTTATTTTTATAACAAAGTCCTTGCTATGAGTTACCTTGTTTTCAAAATTAAATTTTCTTGTTGGTAGCGACTTTTTAGGGGTAAAGATTTTATTTTTTTACTATATGTTTTCTATATACTTTTATTTCTATATTTTTATACTTATTTTTTTTATATATTTATAATAAGATGATATTGATATTATTTTTACTTATCATAAATGTATTATTATTTATAAATACAAACGAACCACAAAATTTAACTGAAATTCGTGAAAAGTACAGGACACTGAGAGAACACCTTAAGGAAACGAATAATCAAGAATTCAAAATGTTGTATAAAGAAATTCCAATTACTGCACATAAACGTATGAATGGATCTATTGGATATAATGTTAGTAAGGGTAGTGATATAGGTTTATGTATTGATGGTGAACCCAATGAAATATTTCATGTTTTATTACATGAACTCGCACATTGTACCGTTACTGAATATACACATAGTAAGGAGTTCTGGGGAAATTTCGATAAACTTAGAACCATGTGCGTTTCTTTAGGGTTATACCAGGAAATACCACAAAGAACTGAATTTTGTGGTAAATACATTCAGGATAAATAATATTTGCTATTAATAAAATGCAATCTTTCGGTGATTTGATGAAAGCGTATTTGTTATTAAATACTTTACTCGCATCTTCGAGTGCTCCTCTACTTTTAGACGATAAATGGTTAAATATGTTTATACTTATGATCGTTACGCCATTAGTAATCACTATATTACCACGTGGTGGTAATACAATTGGACGTCTAGCTATAGATGCACCATTTTTAATGTTGGCAACCTTGTTAGGTATGGGTATGGTTGCGGGTGTTTCCCAAATAAAAAAACGTTTTGAAAAAGATTTTAGAGATTATGGTAAAACTACGAAGAGTACTGGTACTGTTCTAGGACTTCGCGCAGTTGGTTTACTGTTTGGATTTCTCATTTCTTATTTTATTTTAGGAAAGAAAATGTATAGTCATTTTAATGCTATTTAAGCGTATCTTTTATAGATGTAAAAGGCGACCGCCGCGACCATACCGGTCGATGCTAAGCCAATTGCACTTCTATGCCCCTGATCGTTCAAAAACGATGGAACAAAATTTGCAAGTTTTTCTTGAACTGGCTTACTAATTGCCACTGCAGCACATACGGCAACGACAAGTGCTTGGAACTGGTCATCAGTAAGGTTGAATGGATTTTTAGATTCGGGTTGTTTTTCAGTAGTTTGTTGTACTACTGGTTGTTGCGCTGCCATCATTGGCGTTTGCATTTGCATTTGTGTCATTCTTGGATCGGCGCCCATCATTGGTGGTTCGAGTGGTTCCTCTACCTGGCCCATAATATCGGAAATTGATGTAGAATCCATTGTCTGTTTATTTTCACTCACATTTTTTTCGGGGGGGATATTCGGCACGAAAGATGTCCCTTGGTTATTATTTAGAGAAACCATACCGTCTCCATTATCTGCAAGATTCATTGTACTAACGTCTGTCGCCATTTATATGTACAAAGTTTTTTCGCTTTAGACGATTACGCATCATCGCCCTGAAGAGTGTAATTTGGATATAAACACCCAAATGTTTTTATTATTCTGGGTAAATCATTCAATTTATCGTAATCACACATATCACTATCTATAAAAATAGTTTTTGTGTAATGACATACATCAACTAATACTCTATATCCATCATCATTACTACCACTTGGTTCGCCTATAGACCGATGTATATCCATATTAAGTTCATTATAAGCTGGATATATCTTTTCAATATTTTTGGTACAAACTTGTGTGTACATTCGTTTAACAAGTGATCTTATCATTTCTTTTTAGTAACTTTAAATGGTGTATTTCTTTTAACTGAATTTGGGTCACCAACCTTCATATTACCATGTTTCGGATTAAACATCTTTTTATGTGTTTGCCAATACTCTGGTGCACCAACTCTAAAATTTTTGCGAAGGGTTGCTTTATACCAAAATACACAGTCTTCTATTCTGTTACTTTTGGATGTATTGTCCAATACCAAACACTCGTAGTTTTCTGTACACGTATCCATAACTTTATTAAACATCTCAAACGAAGGAAAAATACCAAAAAAGTTTTTAAACAATTTTTCCCTATTTTGAATAATATTTTCACGTAAAATAAAGATGTAATCGATATTTGCCCTGAGTGCTGGTGGTAAATCCATACAATACTGCATGGTCAACATGAAAAATATCTTCCAATGTCGTCCATTCATAAAAACTTGACGAATACATTTATCTTTCATAAACTTTGAATCATACATACAATCATCTAAAAGGAGAAACGCTCCACAATTTTTTTTACCTGCACCAACGAGTTTTCTCTGTCTTTCAAGTACACGTTCAATAGCATCTCTATCATAATCACCGTATATGAAAAGATCAGGTATATACTGTTGATAATAATGATTACCTTCTTCTGTTGCTGATAAAACAATTCCAGCTGGTAAATGTTTTTTATGATACATAATATCTGTAACTAGTGTTGATTTACCCGTATTACGTTTACCTATAAAAACACAGACTTTGTCATCTGCCATTCTTTCAGGTTTGAATTTTCTCAATTGAAGATTCATCTACAGTATCGTGCCGTTTTAATTCATAAAATTTTACTCACATAGAGTAAGAATGGCTGGTCGATTAAAACTTGCTGTCACAGGGTTTCAGGACCAATGGTTTACTGGCGAACCCGAATTTTCGTATTTCCTGATGAATTTCAGAAGACATACTAAGTTTTCGATTGAGGCTATAGAAACACCATTTGACGGAGATGTTGATTACGACGCGGTGGTAGAATGTCGTATCCCTAAAAATAAAGGAGATCTCATTCGAAGTATGATGCTTAAATTTACTTTACCGCAACCTACTGGCACTGCGAATTCGGGTTACGATATAAGATACCGAGAATCTATAGGTGCACAGATAATAGAATATGCCGATCTTGTTATTGGTGGACAAACTATAGAGAGAATAACGGGTGATTATATTTATATGTACGATCAAATACATAGCAATAAAGATGATATTGACCAAACCCTTTACTTTTTAACGGGGCATGGTAGTTATATAGCTGTTTCATATGATTGGGATTATAATGTCTTTTTACCTTTCTATTTCTTTAGAAACCCAAGTTTAGCTATACCCGTGTGTGCTCTAACAAAACAACAAGTAGAAGTACATATAAAATTTAAAAAATTAAAGGATGTCACTATACAATATAAATTAAGTGGTGATGGAACTCTCGGTGATCCACCTTCAGATGTTTCTTCATCTATTAAAAATGTTTCACTCGTGACAGATTTCTTTTTTATTACCGATGATGAAAAGAGTTTTCTACTTACACGTCCTATAGAATATGTTATAACCCAGGTACAAAGATCGTTAATCAGGTTTGACCCTGAGGTAACAAAAAAAGCTGGTATGCTTAATTTTAAACACCCAGTAAAGGAAATGTTCTTTGTAGCTATAAGTGATCATGCACACATATACGAACCAATAAAACAAGTTACAATGAAGTTTAATAATAACATAATCATTGATGCCGATAATTTAATGGTAAGTTATGAACAACCATTAAAGTATTATACTGGGACAACCGGTAATAACTTTGGTGTATATAGTTTCTCGGCAAAACCAGAAACATATTATCCAACCGGACAAGTTAACATGAGTAGAATAGCCCATAATTTGATAGAAATTGAACTCGATTCACCGGCCCGCCCTTTCGAACACAAAGTTTACGTATACGCTGTAAACTATAACGTCTTGAGAATACATAGCGGACTTGGAGGTTTAAAATTTTAGTGAGTTATACTAGTAATGGCTGGTCGTATTCAATTAGAAACATCTGGTCCACAGGACGCTTTCTTCACAGACGATCCCGAATATACATATTTCATAAAGAATTTTCAAAAACATACTAATTTTGCACCATTCTTTGTTGATTTAGACGTTGATGGTGATGTAGAGTTTGGTAACACCATAAAATGTACCATTCCCCAAAACCAAGGTGATCTTCTTAAAACTGTGAGCATGAAAGTTGAATTGAATGCTATAAATCAAAGTTTAACATCTGGGTACGATGGGTTTGGATACGTTGAATCTATAGGTCATGCCATGATTGAGTATGCAGAACTTCTTATAGGTGGACAGGTCGTTCAACGTATACCAAGTGATTTTTTAGCCATTTATTCTGATAACTATGTGACACAAACAAAACAACATAATTTAGATAAACTTATTGGTAAGCCACCTTTAGAATTATCGGGTACACCTGTCTCAAACAATGATATATTAGGGTATCTTGGTTTTGCTACATCTAGTCAAAAGTATTTTGTCGATATTCCATTTTATTTTTATAATAATACAGAACTCGCTGTACCACTATGTGCTATAGATAAACAAGAAATTGAAATTGTTATCAAATTGAGAGATGTAAAAGATTGTATATACGGTAAACATACAGGAGATGAAGAATCGTATTATACAGGGTTATCACCAACAGGTCTCATAAAGAGTTTAAAAATAACAACAGAAATGGTTTCTTTAGATGAAGAAGAAAAACAAATGTTAGTAGGTAAAAAAATAGATTATATCATCACACAAATACAGGAAAGTCAGGCAATTATACCTGTAAACACAACATCAGTTTTTAAACATAAACTCGAATTCAAAAATCCAGTAAAAGAACTCTTTTTCGTTATTCAACGTATAAGAAAAGTTGTCAATGGATTTTTCGTAAGTTCTTTTAATTACGATTCACCAAATCAAATTATTAACAATATATATACAAATTACGAAAATCTAGATAATATTGAACTTACACTAGATGATTCTACAGTTTTAAATAAAGTTACTGGAAACGCTGTAAACTTACGCGCGATACAAAGTGGTATACATCATTCAAGAACACAATTATTTAGAAGATATTATTCATATAGTTTTGCACTCGAACCGGAAAGATGGTATCCAACAGGACAGAGAAATTTTAGTTTAATTAAAGAACAGTTTTTAAAACTCACTTTACATCCGGATACTGTTGCTAATAGAGAACTTAGAGTTTTAGGCCTAAGTTATAATATACTCCGTATAGAAAACGGAATAGCTAAAACTCTGTTTAATTTATAATGAATCAACGAGAAAAAGACGCAACTGAAAACTTAATTGAACAGGTCCAGGACACCGCTATTAATATTATTCAACCTATATTTGAAAGGTCCATGATTCTCGCAGCTGAATACGCAAAAGCGTGTGGTAGAGATATGGTAGTTGGTGAAGACTTGGAATATGCCATGAAATATTGTGCCATGAATGAAGTTGGTAAGAAAACGGGGACATATTTCCCAGAAATATACGAAGAATCTTCAGATGACGGTTATGAAGAAGATGAAGATATTGAATTTGAAGATGAAGAAATTCCTTTTGTGCGGTATTCAGGACGCGAATATAAGTTCGTCAAAATGAATATGGCATATGATAATTGGAATACGTGGGAACCGAAAAATCCGTCAGAATTATTGTTAAAAAATGCTATAAATAGTAATGAACACATCAGAACCCGAGGGGTATGCGACGACTTCTGAATATTTTAAATTATATGACGTTGATGAAAGTTCTGATACTGATAGTGATTCCGATACAGAGACTGAATCGGGATCCGAATCGGGAACAGAACGTATAAATATAGGTATGTTAAAAGGGTATATGAAACCCAAATATTATAAAAAAATTTTAATCGAAGAAGATTTACTGCCCGATTAAAATCTCAGGATACTATATATAAAAAATGTCTACTGCTGCTGAAACTGTTACGCTCGTCGCTCATGAACTTGAGTCCCAATCTCTCAACGCTGTTGTTGCGGGTTTCTCCTTTGCCGCCGCGCTTTCGTGGATGGACTTGGTGAGATGGTTGGTTAACCAAGTTGTTAAGGTTAACAAGAACGGTGGTATGAACTACACACTTACTGCCTTGTTCACTACACTCTTGTCCATCTTGGTCTACGTTGGTGTCTCTCGTGTCTCCACTAAGGTCACAAAACCAGCACAACCAATCTTCGCGGTTACTCGATAATTTTCGGTTTACGCATAAAAAGTAATAAAACTAAACCGGTTGCAACTACCATAAATATTGATACAAAAGCATCCCATCTACGCGGATCCTCTATTTCGGGGATACTCATAGGTGTAGGGAGAGGAGAAATATACTCTTCTTCTGTTTTTTCCATTTTAGACGCGTTTTCAAGTTTATTAGTATAACATGTTACTGCAAGTTTGAGTATATGATTAGCATGTCTAAAATCGTATGGTATTAATCGGTTATTACTACTATAGTAAAACTGAACACGTAAACTCGAAATCGTTTTTTGTGATCCAGAATCAAAATTGTGTTCTACAGTATCATCAACACCCGAAAAGTTAATCACATCACCGCATAAGAGTATACGTCCTGTATAAAATGGTGTTTCTGAAAATACAGTTTTGTTAAATTCATCAGAACCACTACTCATTTTAACAATAATTGCATCTGGACCTTGTAAGTTAATACTTCCAGTTTCCAATGAATTTGATGACGATGATACATTTGAAGCAGGTAACCCTAAAATATCATGTGGAGTTGTATATCCACCACTTGAAGTAGATGTGTAACCATTTGTACCACCATAAAAGCAAAATGTAAAATCACCCGAACCCGTAAAAGTTATAGCATTCGTATCCTTATCAAAAGTTGCACCCGTAATTATAGTACATTTCGTATTAATATGTGCAGCTAATTCCTCACCACTATAGTTTCCAACGTCTAAAGTTACAGTTTGAGTACTTCCTCCGTTTGTTAAAACATCGAATGTTTTATTTCTATCATGTATGAGGTACTGACTATTATGTATACGTGCTGATATAAGTGAAATTTTAGTCACGTCATATATTGGATTTTTTAGGTGGACTACATAATCACTTGGATTTGAGTACAGAACAGGATCACGTTCACCACTATCTATATCTAAGGTATGTACCTTCATTAAAATATAGGAGCATTATTTTAATGAGTGTATATCACGTTTTCATTTGAATTTAAGAAAGACTATGAACTAATGGGTTACTTGCAAGTTGTCTTCTCGCAACATCTAAACCTGTACCAGATGCATTTGGATTTTCATGACCCTTGTAAGCGTTAAATTTGTGATAATCGTTATTTCTATATTGTTGTGTCCAGCCACCATTTGCTGAATTTATTCTACCGTCAATTCTTGTAGTATCAGAACGAACACTTGTGACCATACCACCCTGGTTAAGTGC